CGTTATTAAGTTCTACACTTCCATTTAATACTGTCTCTCCATCTACATTTACTGAATTATCAAAGTCTGCTGCATCTTCGACTGTTAAGGTGTTTTTAAGAGTAGTTGCTCCATCTACTTCTAGCACATCATTAAGATCAGTTCTTCCATCAACATCAAGAGTAGAGTTTAGTGTGGTTGCACCATCCACATTCAACGTAGTATCAAAATCACCGCCACCTTGCACAGTTAAATTAGATTGTAATGTAGCATTACCACCTAACTGCAATGTGCCATTAAATATTGCTGGACCATCAAGGTTGAGTGAAGAATCAAAATCAACAGAACCTGTAACATGCAAAGTTCCCGTAACATCTAATGTTGATGAGGGATTATTATTTTGAATACCCACATTGGTCATTCTATAAATTGGTGCGTTACTACCAGTTCCGCTATGACCCCATAAATCTCTTGTTGTTATTCTTCCAATAAAGTTAGGATTATCTGAATCAAGTGATGGTACTAAAGTATCAGTTCCAACTCCAGCACTATTTTCTTGAACAAAATTTAAAGCAGTAAAGGTCGCTGCAACTCCAGATCTCTGTAGATATACACCCTCATCCTGAACAAGAATACTTGCTGCATTTCCTGGTGTAACAGTTACCCAACGTATACCACCAGCATCTTGATTTAAATAAGCACCATTAACACCAGAAGAATTAGTAGAATCAAATATATCATCTGTAATTTTAACACTTCCAATCACATCCAAAACTTGTTCAGCTGCGGTTGTTCCTATACCTACCCTACCCCCACTTTCTGCTGTAATGACTGTTCCACCAAGACCAACTCTAAATTTTCTATCAGTAACAGCAATCGCAGTCGCTACATCTACATTACCACTAACAGTTAAACTACCAGTTTGACCTGTAGTTCCATCAGCATCAAACCTAGAAGTTTCTCTATTCCATCCAAGTATTTTAACATCATTACCGAATGTTGAAGGACCTGTTTGAACTGTGAATCCACTTTTAACTAAAATACTATTAAAGATTGTTACCGCTTCTTCTGGTGTGACTAACTTACCATGAACATAAATGTTCTCAAAAATCGAGTCACCTGAAAATGTCTGGTCTGCATTAACTGACATTAGAATCCAACACCTCCAAAATATTTTGCTGCAATTTTACCAGCACTCACATAACTTCCAGCAAAAGCTGAAAACATACTGTGAGTTCTCAATACAATTGCCATGTTACCATCTTTTGGGTTGTGAATGTGAACACGATTTCCATGTATATCCACATTACTTGTAGATGTATTCTTTTCAGATCTACCAATTCTTACATTATTTCCTTGTAAAACTAAAGTATCTTCCGCATCGATTGTAATATTAGTTGCTTTTATATTGACTGAATTATTTTTAACTACAATATCGACCTTACCATGTTCGGTCTGTATCATTATCGCTTGTCCGTCATTCGATTGAACAGCGTTTTCTAATTGTCCAGCAGCGATCTCTAAAGTACCATCACTATGAATACGTGATAGACCACTACCATGTTGTGATATATTAAATTGATGCCCAGAATCATTCTTTGAACATAGTGCCATTGCAGTATTACCTGCAGCACCCATATCATTCGACCCTGTTTCTAAAAAACAGTTAGGTCCGAAAGCATTAATTTGTCTTTTTTCTTGTGACGACATTAGTATCCGTAACCCCCACTTGATCCCGAAGACCCGCCACCACTAGGAGGACTAGAAGGAGGAGGAGTGTTACTCTGTCCAGTCTCTTGTTGACTTGATGTGTCAACTGGGTCAGTTTGAGGGATACTACTTGTATCAGGCTGACTCGTTGTAGTGGTGTTGGGAACATTTGTTTGCATTGGTGTAGTTGTAGTAGCAGATGCAGTTTCAACTGGTGTCTCTACTGGTGTCTCTACTAATGTTTCAGCAGAAATTTCTGGTTCAATAGTTGTTTCAGTTTCTAAAATTTGATAATTTTCTTTTGGTAAGATACAATCAACAACTTGTATTAATCTCTCCTCTCTTGTCGATCTTTCGATTGACATGACAGGACGTAATACTGCACCTGATCCAGTGTTTGTTGAAATATTTATCGTTGGTAAAATATCAGTTGGCACTTGTTTAACAACATCAACCCCTGCTACGCTACCATCTTCTTTAAGAATGAGTTTTAGATTATCATCAACGATCACATCAGATGGTTGGTAATTAATACCAGGATTATCTACTATAACTTTACTTATAAACAATTCTTGCACTCCACCCTTACCAGTGGTGTACTCTGCAACTGGATAATTCTCACCTTCACTGAAAATAACAACATCTTTTATTTGTCCAAACGTAGGTGAATTTTGATTAGAATCAATTATTGCTCTACCAAATGCACCATAACCTTGACCACAAGAATCAGTAAATGCTACTAATGGTGCAGTCGTATATCCTGAACCTGGTTTTGTGACTCTAACACCAGCAATGCTTGCAGTTCTAGAGAAAGATCCAAAGATATCATCTACATCTAATTTGTCTATGAATTTTCCTAGAATAACTTCTCCAGCTCCACCACTTCCATCTCCACCAAAAAATTCAACTTTAGGAGGACCACAATTGAAAATATTTGTTGTGTTACATGGTTCTAATCCACTTGGTGTTCCCACCTGTGTTCCAAAAATACTCCATTGACCATATGCCTCTTCAAATTCCCCAATTTTATCTGAAACACCATCAGTCATTCGAGTGCCAAGAGATAATGCTCCATCAATTAAATTTTGTTGTTGTTGATTTGATCTTGATGGTCTTAATCCAACACCCATCTTATAAACATTACTTGAAACACATGTATCCTCACCACCACATTTGAAAAGATCAGATGCTTTTGATATGGTATCAACTCCTCCAGATATAAAATCTTTAACACTAAAAAGTCCACCTCCTACACCCATAGCACTAAAAGCTTTTGATATTGGGTTGATAAGTGGTTCCATGACCTCATCAATCTCTTTGTTTATTTTACCTGCTATCGCACCAGTAAATTGTTGAACTGCACATGTAGGAACATTTAGAACATTTTTTACCATGCCAGTGAGCAAATCTTCAATTGTACCTTTTAATGCATCTGATACTTTTGATCCTAAACATTCCAATCCCTTAAACATTTTAGCAGAAGGTTCTACCATACCTTCTTGTAGTTCTGTAATTTTTGCAATAGCAGCAGTCACTGGTCTACCACTCGCAGCATACTCTGCAAATGTTTTTGTTTCTATACCCTTCAATCCATCTTTAATATAACCTTCTAAACTTTCAGACAGTGCGTTTGTTATTTGTCCAGTAAATGCAGTGCTTGCATTTGCAATTTCATTAACCACAGATTTCATATCACTCGAAAGATTCAGACCTGCACCATCAATTTCAGTTACTTTATTGAAAAAATTCTTTAAACTGATGTCTACATTATCGAAAAAGTTATTTTTACAGGGATTTGCACCTGAAACAAGTTTTCCAAGATTTGGTGATAATGGTTCTACACATACTTTACGTGGTTTTTTATATTCCTCTAATTGTTTAAATCTTTTTAATTTTTCTGATATTGGTAATTTATCAATTTGTTCTTGATTTAAAGGATTAATTTTTGCTAGATCTGGAAACTCACTCTTAATCTGACCAATAGGACCCTCCCAACCTGGTGGATCAAGTTCTATTAGTTTCTT